GTACAGTTATCACAACTGAATCATTAGAAAAAGGGAACGAAGTATTTATCGTTACCGATGATGAAAAAGTAGCAATGCCAGTAGGTGAATACTTACTAGAAGATGGTAGACTTATCGTAGTTAAAGAAGAAGGAATTATCGATGATATGAGAGATGTATCTGATGATGTTCCACAAAAAGAAGAAGAATCTAAAGATGAAACTGAAGATTTAGGGTACAAAGAAGAAGAAATGGATGAAGAAGCTGATGTACAAGACTGGGAAGGTATGGAAAAAAGAATTAAAAATCTTGAAGATGCTATTTCTGATCTTAAATCAAGAATGGGTGAAAAAAGTATGGAAGAAGAAGAAGTAGAAATGGAAGTTTCAAGACAACCTAAATCCAGAACAGTTAAAGAAGAATTTAACGAAGAAGTAAACGAGCAATTAAAGGAAGAATTATCACAACCTGCTGCTGCTCCAATTAAACATAATCCTGAATCAGGAAATGCAAAAAAAGAACATTTTAGAATTGCTCCTAACAGAAAGCCATCTACAATGGACTATATATTAAATCAATTAAATAAATAAAATAATACAATTATGCCACAACCAACTATTACTACTACTTATGCTGGAGAATTTGCAGGTAAGTACATTGCTGCTGCTCTTTTGAGTGGTAACACATTAAGTCAAGGTGCTATTGAAATTAAGCCAAACATTAAGTTTAAAGAAGTTATGAAAAAAGTAGTTACTTCTGGTTTAATTACAGATGATTCTTGTGATTTTACATCAGCAGGAACAGTAACATTGACAGAAAGAATTATTCAACCAGAACAATTCCAAGTTAATCTTGAATTATGTAAAACACCATTTGAATCAGACTGGGGTGCAGTATCTATGGGCTATTCTGCTTTTGATAACTTACCTCCTGATTTTTCAAGTTTCTTAATTGCTCACGTTGCAGAACAAGTATCTGCTTCAACAGAAAGCAATATCTGGCAAGGGAATCTTGGTGGTGCTCAAGCTGGAGAATTTAATGGATTCACAACTTTAGCTACTGCTGATGCTGACGTTATTGACGTTGCTGCTGTAGGTGGAGGTGTTAATTCAGGAAACGTAATTGCTGAACTAGGTAAAGTAGTAGATGCAATTCCTTCTACTCTTTATGGTAAAGATGACTTATTTATCTATGTATCACAAAACGTTGCTAAAGCGTATGTAAGAGCATTAGGTGGATATGCTGCTCTATCAAATGTTGCTGGAACTGAAAATGTAGGTTCTATTGGAGCAAATGGTATTGACAACAAAGGAACACTATGGTATGGTGGAGGTGAAAACCTTTCTATCGATGGTGTAAAAATATTTGTTGCTAATGGATTACCAAGTAACTATATGTTTGCTGCACAAAGAAGTAACTTATTCTTTGGAACTGGATTAATGTCAGATTACAATCTTGTAAAATTGATTGATATGGCTGATATTGATGGTTCTAAAAACGTTAGAGTTATTATGAGATTTACTGCTGGAGTTCAGTACGGAATAGGATCAGAAATTGTTCTTTATTCTTAATAAATAAAATTAACCAAAAAACTAGGGTAGGTGGGTATATGCTTACTTACCCTTTTTTTATAAAATAAAATATAAACTATGGCTTGTACATTAAACACGGGGAGAAAATTACCTTGTAAAAGTGCCTTTGGTGGCATAAAAACAGTTTGGTTTGGTGATTTTGGTGGTATTACTGGTGTAACTGTAGATTCTACTACAAAACAAGTAACAACTATCGCAGGAACTCAACCTGACTGGTATCAATTTGATGTAAAAGGAAATTCTTCACTCGAAACAACTGTAACAAGTTCAAGAGAGAATGGAACTACTTTTTATACTCAAACATTAAATTTAACATTAACATTCCTTGAAGCTAAAACACAAGCTGAATTGCAAGAAATAGCTAAAGCAAGACCTTATGTTTGTGTAGAAGATTACTACGGTAATCAGTTCTTATGTGGGCTTGAAAATGGAATGGAATTTGTATCTGGAACTGTTGTTTCTGGAGCTGCTGCAGGTGATTTATCAGGATTTACTTTAGTAATGGAAGGACAAGAAGAATTAGCTCCTTACTTTTTAGATTCAGGATTGATTGTTTCAAACGCTGCACAAATAGCACCTAACTAATATTTATTGATATTAAATTAAGAGCATCCTTTGGGGTGCTTTTTTTTTGCATATACATTTCTACAAAAAAAGTTATTTATTACGTTATATATAAAATGATTGTATTAAAGACCATAGCTACTACTCAAAACTTTAAAGTAATTCCAAGAGTTTATGCCGATGAATTTACTTTATCTGTTAGGGATGATAGTACAAATGTCATAAAAACATATCAGGTTACAGGAGCTACGACATCAGGAAATTATTTAACATTTTCACAAGCATTTAGTCCTGTACTTGTAGAAGGTCATTTTTACGATTTAGAATTATATACTGATCCTAATTTTTGGAATACTAATTATTTTCTATGGGAATTATATAATGAATTTTGGAATGTAGATACAACAAACATTGTAGATATATATAAAGACAAGATTTTCTGTACAGACCAAGAGATAGACCAAATGGATAATTTATATTATGACATTAATCAAGGTCAATACATAACAGATAATTCTTATAATAATGATTACATTGTAATATGAAAAATAGAAAAAGAAATAGTTTAGGACAGTTTGTAAGAAGCTCAAAATCTGAAATTAGTTTTGTTAATTTAAGCACTTACACAAGTCCAGAAGTTACAGAAGTACCAAATCAAGAATGGGTTGGTTATGGTGAAGATAATAATTACTTTCAATTTTTAATAGATAGATACAATGGAAGTCCTACAAACAATGCTTGTATTAATGGTATAAGCCAACAAATTTATGGTAAAGGTCTAGGTGCTACTGATTCTAACAAAAAACCAGAACAATATGCACAAATGATTACACTATTTAAAAAAGATATTGTAAGAAAGTTATGTTATGATTTAAAACTTATGGGTCAATGTGCTATGCAAATTATCTACTCAAAAGATAGAAGTAAAATTGCACAAATAGAACATATGCCTATTGAAACACTACGAGCAGAAAAATGTAATGAGGATGGAGAAATACCTGCATACTACTACTTCAAAGATTGGACTAAATTAAAACCAAGTGATAAGCCTTTAAGAATCCCTGCTTATGGAATGTCAAAAGAAAATATAGAAATATACTACATTAAGCCATACAAGTCTGGATTTTATTACTATGCACCTGTAGATTATCAAGGTGGAATACAATATGCTGAACTAGAAGAAGAAATTTCTAATTATCACTTAAACAACATTATGAATGGATTAAGTCCATCAATGTTAATCAACTTCAATAACGGAACACCTAACCCACAAGAAAGGGAACTTATTGAACAACGTATCGCACAAAAATTTAGTGGATCAAGTAATGCAGGTAAATTTATTTTAAGTTTTAACGACAACAAAGAAGCACAAGCAGAAATAACACCAGTACAATTAAGTGATGCACATAACCAATACCAGTTTTTATCAGACGAATCACAAAGTAAAGTATTAGTAGCTCATAGGGTAGTAAGTCCAATGCTTTTGGGTATAAAAGACAATACAGGACTAGGAAACAATGCAGACGAAATAAAGACAGCTTCCTTGTTAATGGATAACACCGTTATAAGACCATTTCAGGAACTTTTAATTGATTCCTTTGATAGTGTACTAGCTTACAATAATATTGCCTTAAACCTATACTTTGTTACGTTACAGCCACTAGAATTTACTGACGTAGATAGAAGCGTTCAAAGTGATGAAGAAATAGAAGAAGAAAATGGAATTAAAATGTCAACTGATCTTAAAGAAATAGATGGATTTGAGGTTTACGAAACTAAAGAAGAAGCAGAAGAACAAGCAGAAAAAATGGGATGTTCAGGACATCACGAACACAAAGAAGGTGATAAGGTATGGTATATGCCTTGTGAATCACACGATGAAATAGATTTAAAGAAACCTTGTGAAGCTGGTTACGAACAATACGGAATGAAAGTAAAAGGAGGGCGTTTAGTTCCTAATTGTATTCCTATTAAAATGTCAAGTGAACAAGCAGATGTTATTTTAGAAAACTTAAAAGGCGAAGTAATAAATGAAGAATGGGAACTTGTAGATGAATTACAAGAAGGTTCTGAAATTAGTGATGAAGATTGGGCAAACATTTGTATTGATGAAAAAAAGAGTTTATTTCAACAACTAAAAGACGAAATAAGTGCTAAA